TGAATGAGCTTGAAGTGTACGAGGTCAGCCTCGTGAAGTCACCAGCTAATGGCCGCAGCTTTTACCTAACTAAAGCGGCCGATAAGGAATTAAAAATGACTGACGAAAAGATTCTGGCGGTGCTCGACACCCCAGCAGAGAACGAGTCGAAGCTCGACGCTATTCTCAAAGCTGAGATGAGCGAAGACGCCGTTCGAGCCGTTCGTGCTGCGATGCGTTTGCTTGACGCATTCAAAGACGAAATCCCTAGTGACACTCTTGCCGGACTAGCTGAGGCCGCTGGCATGGATCACCGCATGGAAATGCAAGATGAAGAGAAAGGCTACAAGATGGAAAAGAAAGCAGAGCAAGAGCCTGCCGAACTTCTCAAGAGCGCAGACTTACCCGAAGATCTTCGGCCTGCGCTTGAGCAGCTTTGGAAGTCGAACGAAGAGCAGCGCGAGCGCGTCGCTCAACTCGAATCGGTTTTGAAAGAAGAGCGTGACGCTCAACTGCTCGCAAAGGAAACCGAGCGCGTGACGAAGTCGTTCGCACATGTGCCCGGTCTTGAATCCGACAAACTCGCGGCGATGTTGATCGAACTGCGCAAAGCAGCACCCGAAGTAGCTGGCAGCGTTGAGGACATTCTCACGAGCACCGAGCGCGCTATGATCGCAAAAGACTCAGGCGCATTTGAAGAAGCTGGCACGACGACGACCGAACCCGCAGCCGCATCGGCCTGGGGTCGCATCGAAGCGCAGGCTTCAGAGATAGTAAAGAAAGGCGAGGCAGACAGCCAAGCTAAAGCAATCGATCATGTTCTGAAAACAAACCCAGAACTTTACGCAGCCTACTTGGCTGAGAAATAAAGAGGTCATAAAATGGCATACGATCAAGCAGGCTCAGCGCTAAAGATGACGCTCACAGCGGGCGAAGACTTGAGCACTTTTCAATATTGCTTTGTGAAGATCACAGCAAACAACACCGTGCAAGCTACTGACGTTCAAGAGGATCGTCCGATCGGCGTGCTGCAGAACAAGCCCGGCAACGGCGAAGCCGCGACGGTTTTGCTTGCAGGCGTGACTCTGCTCAAGAGCAGCGGCACCATCAACGTCGGCACGAACGTCGGCCCGGAAAACGCCGGCACTGCGCGCGCCAAGATGCTCACAGCACCGTCGACTCACGTCGCTTGCGGCATCGCTCTTGAGGCGGGCGTCGCAAATCAATTCATCACGGCGGCAGTCAACTGCCTGTCAAGTCAAGCCGGTTCTTAATACCGCGTTTATAGAAAGGGCATTACCATGCCAAACCCAACAGCATCGGACGTTCATGTTAACGCGGCATTGACCAATATCTCAATCGCTTACATGCAAGAGGCCGAGAACTTTATCGCCGATAAAGTGTTTCCTATCCTACCCGTCGCCAAGCAGAGCGATCGCTACTTTGTCTATGACAAGGGCGACTTCTTTCGATCTGAGGCTCAACTGCGAGCGCCCGGCACACCGTCGGCCGGCAGCGGTTTCAGCATCGACAACACGCCGTCTTATTTTGCCGACGTGTATGCAGTGCACAAAGACATCGACGACCAGATCAGAGCGAACAGCGACGCAGCGATCAACCCCGATCGAGATGCGACGCAGTACATCACGCAGCAGCTAATGCTCAAGCGTGACAAAGTGTTCGCCGCGAACTTCTTCACGAATGGCATCTGGACAGGCAGCAGCACCGGCACCGACATCGCAACCGGCCTCAATGGCAAATGGTCAGCAGCCGGATCAACGCCGATCGAAGACGTTGACAAGGAATGCGACGCCATTCTCAAGAAGACTGGCTACAAGCCGAACGTCATGGTCGTCGGCACCGACGTGCATCGTGTGCTCAAGAATCACCCTGACGTTCTTGATCGCATTCGCTACACCCAAGAGGGCGTAGTGACTGAGCAACTGCTCGCCAGCTTGCTCGGCGTCGACAAGTACGTCGTCGCACGTGGCACCGAGAACACTGCTGTCGCAGGTGTCGCCGATTCGTTCAGCTTCATCAGTGCTGCTGACGATGCGCTGCTTTGCTACGCTGCGCCGAACCCTGGCCTGATGACTCCGACCGCAGGTTACATGATGGCCTGGAATGGTTATCTTGGCGCGGGGCCTCAAGGCAATCGCATCAAGCGTTTCAGAATGGAGCATCTTGCGGCTGATCGCATTGAAGGCGAGATGGCATTTGCTGCGAAGCTAGTGAGCGCTGAGATGGGCTGCTTCTTCAATGGGATCGTGACCTGATGAGTCTGCCGCTCTTAGCAGTGCGGCGACTGAGATCGGAGACCGGGGGGGTCATCCTCCCCGGTTGTCCGATTCCAGGCTCGCAAGATTGGAGCGACGCCATTAAAGCGCGTCGCATCAAACAAGGGTTTGCCGTCGCTCAAAAGGCAGCGGCGAAAACTAAGAAGGCCACGACCAAAAAGTCGAAGGCCAAGAAAGGTTAATGTCATGGCTTACCGTAGCCGAACTTTTCCAGCAATCGTGAACAACGCGTCAGCGTCCGAGATCGATCTGCTTGACGCTTCAGATGTCTCAGTCGCTGAGGGCACTTGGACGGCTTTGACCCGATGGGCAAAAGTCGAATGGGATTTTGCGACCGACGGCGGCACGGTGTCGGGTTCGCCGATCACGCTCTCGCTGACTCTGCCTGACAACTCCATCGTCATCGGTGGCGTCGTCGAAGTCATCACCGCAGTCACGTCAAGCTCATCGGCTACGGTCGCTCTTGGAGTGACTGGCGCGGCGACAGCGTTGCTCGCTGCGACCGGCAAAGCTGACTTTGCTCTCGGCGCTGTACTCCCGTTAGCGGCAGTTTCTGCAGCACCGATCAAGCTGCCAGCGGCAACCGCTTTGACGCTGACTGTAGCGACCTCAAATCTGACTGCAGGCAAGTTTAATATCTGGGTCGAATATCTGCCCGGAGACGCTTAGAAAATTAGGGGAAGCCGGCTGTAAAAAGTCGGCTTTCTCTGTTTTCTTAGGTGCCTTGTAAGTCGTTGAAAAAGCTGAACTCTTCGATGCAGCTTTTTTGAGGGTACTCGGTAAGGCAACAGCTTGAACGTCGTTAGAATCGAATCTGGGCTGTCTGAGAGCATGCTGTCTTTTTGACCAGTGCTTTAACAGATCATCAAAAAAACTGGCTTTTGGAGGGGTAAAAAATCATGGCTTGGACCTATGGCGCAGACCCCGAAAATCACAACCGCGACGCAGTTCGTTTGAACATCGGCGACACCGATACGAACGACCAACAATTGCAAGATTCTGAGGTCGATTATTTTCTCAGCTTGTTCGGCACGTCGGGTGCCGGTCGAGTCATTCCGGCCTCGATCAGATGTTGCGAAGCACTCGCCGCAAAGTATGCGCGACAGACCGACACAACGAATCAAGGTCTGAGCGTTGCGGCTTCAAAACGTCAGCAGCATTATTTAAATTTAGCGTCGACACTTCGAGAGCAAGAGACGACGCTGGCCGAAGTCTTCTTAGGTGGCAGCACGTTCACCGATGCTGAGAAGCTAGATGACGATAACAACCTCATTCAGCCGTCGTTTCGAATCGGTCAGACTGATTGGGTCAGACGCGATAAAGATGACCCTGACTATTGGGGCAACTGATGGACCCACAACTAAAAGCGCAGTTGCGTGAGACGATCAGCGTGGCGACAGCGGCGTCGGTCGATGCTGCAGGCGACCCAGCGTACAACGCACCGGCAACCCGATCGGCGCGAGTCGTCAACGTTCGAGAGACGACTGAGCGACGTGACGGCACGATTCTCGAAACGACCGTGGCGATCATCACCGAGACGGCGATCGCTCTGACCGATCGCATCTGGTTGCCAGGCGACAACAGCGGCGACGCAACGCTTGCCCGTCGGCCTCAGTATGTCGAGAAGGCTGTCAACGAGTTCGGCGTGCTCGACTTCTACAGGACGAAACTCTGATGGCTCGAATGATACCGAACCCCGGCAGCAAGAAGACTGAGCAGGTCGTGAGAAATCTCGAAGCGCTCGGCGACAGCATGAGGAAAGCCGCAGCAAGCGCGCTCTTTCAAATCGGCACGAACACGATCAATGAAGCGATACCGATCACACCGCTCAGGCCACGGCGTGGCGGTAGTCTTCGACGCAGTGCATTTGTCGACTTACCAAAACCGAAAGGCAGCGGCGTCGAGGTCAAGGTCGGCTTTGATGGGCGGTCGGCACCGTATGCGCTTTGGGTTCATGAGATGCCTGACTCGACGAACTGGTCAGAGCCTGGCACCGGAAATAAATTTTTAGAGAAACCATTCAACCGCGTCGCCGGTCGACTGCCGTCGGTCATGGCTGCAGCTATTGAGCGCAGACTCAGACGCAACGACCCCGACAAGGCTTAGCGATGGCGACCCCTGATCTAGACATCGCCAATCGACTCGCTACGGCTGGCGTCGGCACCGTCGGCTCGACCATCTTCACAGGTGGCATCAGGGCACCGTCGTCAGTCATACCGG